AGGAAGAAGAGGACGAGTCCGACCACAAGGCCAAGGACGCCGAAGAGGAGTCCGAAGAGGAGTCCGAGGAAGAGCGCAAGGAACGCCTCGAAAAACGCGCCAAGGACAAAAAGGCCAAGGATTGCTCAGCCAAGGACGAGGAAGAGAAAGCTGAGGACAAGATGAAGCACGCAATGGATGAGTTCAAAGCTGACCTTCGCGCCGCCGACGAAGCGCGCCGCGCTGTTCGCACGGTGGTTGGGGACGTGCTGGCTCAGGATTCGGCGGAAGGCATCTACAGCTTCGCCCTTGACCAGATGAAGGTTGACCACAAGGATGTGGTTGGCGTGCCGGCTCTTCGGGCGCTTTTCAATCTCGCACAACAGGCTTCCAAGCCCGCAGTGCGGCAAGCGTTCGATGCGGTTTCAGTGGAAGAGAAGTTCACCGGCGCAGGCCGTCAAATTCAGGTGATGTGAGGAGACGATCATGGGAAGTCCTTTAATCGGTAGTTTTCAGACGCGAGTCAACCAGCAGAACCCTTTGGGGGTTGCGGGAGACTTTGCCAGCGCCAATCCACGGTCAACCGCCCTCACGCCAGAGACAGGGGCGTTCATCGCGGGTCCGAATGGTGTTACTATCGGAAAATTTGCATGGGTAGAATCCGATAATCGCACAGTGACCAACTACGGTCAGGCCGGAACCATTCCGAGGGGATTCGTTCATCGGGATCAGCAAGGCTTGCTCACGCAATACTTGCAAGCGGCCGGTATGCTCATTCCCCCCGGCTTCCCTGTGACGCTGATGGTTGCAGGAGATTTCCTGGCAACCAATGCGGGTACATCGTCCACTACCATAAATGAAGCGATCTATGCGGCTTATGCTGATGGATCGGTTCTGCCGGGCGCAGCCTCGCTTCCGGCTGTTCCTTCGAGCGTTACGGCGACTCTCGGTTCAACCAATACCGCCTCGCTGGGTTCCACCAGCACTGGCACTGCGGTAGTCGGCAACGCCTACCAGATCACGCTCTCTGCGGTCACTGGTCTGGTTTCAATTGGCGATACAATCTCCGGCGTCGGCATTACCGCTGGGACGCAGATTGTCGGCTTTGTGAGTGGGACATCGGGTGGCGCGGGAGTATACACGCTGAACGAAGCGAACACAGCGGCGGCGGCGACTATCACCACTTTCGGAAATGTGGTCAAAGTCACTGTTTCAACCGGTCTCGTTTCTGTTGGCGATACTATCAGCGGCGGCACAGGCTTCCCGATTGGTGCCACTGTGACTGGCGTGGTTAGCGGTGGCGGCGTGGCAACTGCGGGCGTCTATACCGTCAGCTCGCCCGGAACTCAGTATGTGGCCAGCGCAACCGGCGTCACCACGTTTGGAACGGTGCTGGACATTACCGCTATTACCGGAACACTGGCGATTGGCGCGCCCGTCACAGCCACCGGTGGAATCCCGGCTGGGAGCAGTATTGAATCCTTCATCAGCGGCACTCTTGGTGGGGTTGGACTCTATAACCTCAACATTCCGGGCACAGCCTACACTTCCAGCGGAACAATTGTCGTCACTGCGGGAGGAATCCTCACCAACTTTACAGCCCAGTCCGTTTGCAACGTCGGCGAACTGGTACAAATCTCGACGTGGGGTGCGTAATGGACCGTCATCTTGAATCAGTATCGCAGAAGTGGGGCATCAATTTCATGGGGGTTGATGCCCAGTTGCAGCAGACCGAAAAGGAACGCGGTGGTCGGCTGGCTATGGATGCTCAACCCGCCTTGGTGACAGTCTCGAACGGCGGAATCCCTGCGTTTCTGTCTACCTACATCGACCCGAAGGTGATTGAAGTCCTTGTGGCTCCGATGAAGGCGACGGAGATCGTCGGCGAGGAAACCAAGAAGGGTGATTGGACTTTGGAAACAGCGATGTTCCCCATTGTCGAATCTACTGGCATGGTTTCTTCCTACGGCGACTACGCTGAGTCAGGCATCGCTGGCGCGAACGTGAACTGGGTGCAACGCCAGTCGTATACCTACCAGGTCATCACTCAGTGGGGCGAGCGCGAACTGGAAAAGATGGGCCTTGCGCGCATCGACTGGGCTAACCGACAAAGAATCGCTTCGGTTCTGACGCTGAACAAGTTCCAGAATAAGAGCTACTTTTTCGGCATTCAAGGGTTGGCGAACTACGGGCTGCTAAACGATCCGTCGCTCTCGGCTCCGATTGCTCCCATCGCCGCAGTCACCAATCTGGTCACTTGGGCGCAGAAAGCAACCGACACGAATGGCGCGGTCTGGGTCTATAACGACATCAAGGCGCTGTACGGCCAGCTTGTCGCCCAATCCAACGGCCTTGTGGAACTCGACATGGCTTCGCCGATGACTTTGGCAATGTCGCCAGCCTCTCAGGTGTATCTCACCTTGACGAACAGTTATAACGTCAACGTGCAGGATATGCTCAAGAAGAACTTCCCAAAGATGAAGATCGAAACGGCCCCGGAATACGCAACCGCCTCTGGAAACCTTGTGCAGTTGATCGCGGATGAGATGCAGGGACAAAGGACGGCAACCACCGCCTTTACCGAGAAGCTGCGTGCGCATCCGATCAAGATTGAGCTGTCGAGTTTCAAGCAGAAGACCTGCCAAGGCACATGGGGCGCGATTTTGTACAGACCATTCCTGATCGTTTCGCTACTCGGCGTCTAGTTTTTCAACAGGAGTCGCAGAGATGCGGCCTCAGCGCGGCCTAGCGCCGCTCCTTGAAAGGGAACCATGGCAAAGGAAACAGTTCTCATTGGTTGCCGTCTACCAAACGGCCTTGTGTTGCATCACCCCAAGAACCGCAACCTGACAGTGACGCTTGCGGGGGTTTACGAGGCGAAGACTGAAAGCGGCCTCTATCTTCCGCCCAAGATGTTTTCTACCACGCCTGTCGATGCTGAGTTTTGGGCCGCATGGAAAGAAGCATACGAGGGGTTTGGACCTTTGAAGACGCGGGCTGTATTCGAGGCGCATTCTGAGCAGGAAGCGCAGTCGAAGGCAAAGAACGCGGAGAAGGTCAAAACGGGGTTCGAGCCGATGAGCAAGACGGCCAAAATTGATGGTGTTGTAATGGAGCCTGCCAATTCGTGATTGCCTCGTTCAATCCCGCCATTTTCGTAGGCCGCTACCCTGAGTTCACAGAGGCCTACAACGTTAATCCGTCGCTGTTCTCTTCGATGTTTGCGGAAGCTGGCCTATACCTCAATAACACAGATTGCAGTGTGGTGCAGGACGTGAATATTCGCGGTGCGCTGCTCAACATGGTAACAGCGCACATTGCGTTTCTTGGCGGAATACTCACCGCAGATGGCCAGCCCCGTCCCGTGGGGCGCGTCAGTGCTGCCAATGAAGGGGCGGTGGGCGCTACCTTCGACTTTACGCCAGCGACGCCTGGAAGCGGCGCATGGTTCGCGCAAAGCCAGTATGGAGCGGCGTTCTGGCAAGCTACGACCCGTTATCGGGGAATGAAGTATTTTGCAAACCCGACGCGGGTGGAAGGGTTCATTGGCTCCGCTCGTCCGGTATGACGGTCACGCTCTCGATTGACGCTTCCGAGTTGAAGCGCGATCTGGAGCGAATCGAGAATGAAGAGTTGGAGTTGCCGACAGTTTCAGCGGTCAAGTTTTCTTGCGATGGGGTTTTCGAGGAACAGGTGCCGATTTGGCTACCAGAGCAATAAAGATGTCCGATGCGGTGACAGCCAAGCTCCTCGACTTGGGAAAGCGGGCGCATGGAACGGTTCAGGTGGGCTTCATCGACAGCGACCAGGCTCCGATTGCGTTCTGGAATGAGTTTGGACACAAGGGCAGGTTCCCTGCACCGCCGCGCCCCTTCTTCCGCACAATGGTATCGAACGAGTCCGGCAAATGGCCTGAGATGATGGCCGGCGAATTGAAGCGCAGCAAGATGGACGGGCATCGGACTCTGGCGTTCATGGGCGAAGAGATTGAGGGGGCACTCAAGCAAAGCATTATCGACTTGACCGCGCCGCCGCTCTCGCAGACCACGCTTCGCTTGCGCTACAAGTTTGGCAACAATCCACAGAACATTCGCGCCCGTGATGTGGTGCAGGCTCAGAGAGACGTTGCGGCAGGTGAGCCGGTTGCATCAGGAACTCAGGCAAAACCGCTGATTGCTACGGGCGATATGTTCAATAGCACCTCATATAAGGTGGCCGACTGATGGATTTGCGAGGAATTGCGAACGGAATATCAGATACGATCAATCCCAATATCTCTGTCACTGTGAAGGCATCGACCGGATATGCTATCGGCTCCGGCCTCAAGCAGGTTCCGAGCTATGCCGCTCCCGTTACCGGATTCGCGCAAGTCCAAGCTCTCACCGCTGCCGATCTTCGCCACCTCGACGGCCTGAATATCCAAGGTGCTACCAAGTCAATCATCCTACGCGGCGAATTGAACGCCATTGTGCGCGTCAACTCGCAGGGCGGAGACATTGTGATTATTGGAACGCAGACGTGGCTTACAGTCGCCGTACTAGAGCAATGGCCGCTATGGTCACGCTGCGCAATTCAGCTACAGGATGTGAACTGATGAGCGCCCCGATTCAATACGTGCCCTCAATTGCGTTGGACTCAGTGTTCGATGCGCTCGGCGCGTTCATACAGCCGTTCGTGGGAGCCGCTCAAGTCATCCGCGCTCAGGTGAACCGGGTTGCTATGCCGGTAGGGAGCTTTGTTGAACTGACCGAGATTGCAAGTAGTGATCTTGAAGTCCCTCGCTCCACATACGACGGGGTAAATTTTCAGAGTGACATTATCGGACCTAAGCGCATAATGATTCAAGCTGACTTTTACGGCGCATCGGCTGGCGATTGGTGTGCGGCAATCAAGACGGTTTGGCGTACGCCCTATGCCACCGCGCAATTCCCGGCAGGTATCGCGCCGCTCTATTGCGATGACGGCAACGAATCACCGCTGATTACGGGAGAGGAACAATACGAGCGCCGATGGATTCTGAATATGATGCTTCAATACAACCCTGTGATCTGTGTACCGCTCCAGAGTGCTGATATACTGAGCATGAACATCGTTAAGGGTGTGACAGCATGACAGGCCACATTTATCTAATCCGCAACCTCCTTAACAGCAAGGGCTATGTTGGCAAGACGGAGTTGTCTGTCGATCACAGATATGCTCAGCATCTCAGAAACGCATCCGGTTTTGTCAATACTGCACTCTATCGCGCAATACGCAAGCATGGGGAAGGAAAATTTTCCGTGGAAGAGGTAGCGTCGTGCGATTCTTCTCTTTTGAACGATCTTGAGAAACACTACATCAAATTCTACGGAACGTACGCCCCGACAGGTCACGGATACAACATGACTAAAGGTGGAGAGGGTCAACTTGGATTGGTTCACTCCGAAGAGACGAAGATGAAAATGTCAGCGTCTCACATGGGGCATATCGTCACTACGGAAACAAAACTTAAAACATCCCTAGCTAATAAAGGCAAAAAGCCTTCTAAGGCGTGCATGGATGCTGTAATCCTTGCCAATACCGGGAAAGTTCATTCTGCGGAAACGAAAGCTAAATTATCGGCTATCCGCAAGGGGAAAAAACGTGGCCCGATGTCGGAAGGTTCCAAAGAGAAGCTCTCAACTGCAAAAAAGGGTCAAGTCCCTTGGAATAAGGGAATGACGCAT